TTGTTTATGCAAAAATAGATTAGTGGCGAGATCTAGTTGCTCATCCGTCATATTTTCTTCGTCGTCACCAAAATCTATCTCATCCGACAACATGAATTCTTCTCTTAGGAGCATTTTTTGGTCTGGATCTGTAGCTCCAGCCCAGCGTATCGCTGCGTCCGTTGTCGCTCTAAGCTTTCCTTGATTTTCTAAATCTTTTATCTGACCCTCTAGATTGAATCCTAGATCTGGATTCATCGAGTAAAGCTTATCCAGCGCATCAGCATCGCCTTTTCTTGCAGCCAAAACAGCATCTTGCATTTCTTGACGGCGATTCTTTAACTCTTCTTGCTCTTGCCTGCGCTCAATAGTCTGCCCTAGCTGCTGAATACCAGCGCCAAGATTGAAGCCGCCTAATGGAGTAACGTCGAATCGGTTAGCCATTCGCCACACCTCGATAATCAACGGTTTTAAAGAATCCTGAATTATCTACGAGATGAGGTGCGTATTTCTCGACTTCTTGGGCAATCACCCCCTCTCCATCTCCGTATAGGTCAAATAATTCGTTAGCTATTGAATTCCATTTCCACCTGTAGACTTTATGCCCTTTAGATTCCCCAATAAACTCAACGTCTTTCTTAAGGCGTTCGTCAGAAAAAAGTCCACCAAGAGATAATAGGCCACTCAATACATTTCCTGCACCACTTTGATCTGCTCTAGCCTGGGCAACACCAACATCGCCAGCGGTTTGGCCCATTTGGGAAAATAAAGAGGCAATATTAGCGCCCTGCGTACCCAAATTAGCTAAAGACCCCAGGCCACCAAGCTGTTGATTTAGGAACCCTTGCAAGACACCCTGCTTTTCTTTATATAGGTCTGAAGCTACATTTCCAGACCGGCTTAGCCCCATTGACCCTGCTCGACCTAAAGCGCCTTCTTCAGCAAGACCTAAAGCCTCATCATAAAAAGGGCTGGCTTTGATTCTTTCTAATATATCAGTCTGTGCACCTTGATCTCCCGTAAAAAATCCTTGCAGCAATGGAATTGCCGCGCCCCTGGCTTCAACTGCAGGCCGATCAATATCCATTAAATAGTCTAGTCCCTGCTGCTGGTATCCTAAGCTCTGCTCGCCAGCTCTACCTATACGTTTGCCTGGGTCACCAAATAAAGCCTTGGAAATTCCGCTAAACAAGCCCATAACACCCACCTATAAGATTAAATTTTGTATAGTTTATCACAATTACGGCACGCTTACCCAGCCCGTATCCGCTCCGAAAGTATCGTTAAAATAGAGAACGTTAGGTCCGCTAGTATCGATGTACAAGAGAGAATAATTGGCTTGGACTACCCCTTCAGGGCTTCCGGTTCCGCTTTGCGGGGATAAATCACCGTTATTTAACAAGTTGATAAGCTCGTTAATATCCTCATGCTTACCCATGTAATCCTCGGTCATATTCTCGGTAAATTGAGGATTCTCGTCGGTACATTCGCCGTAAGTATAAATTGTTTGTCTAGTTTCGATCATGAGAAATCAATCACCATTCTGCTTAATGCGGTTCGTCCATTGGCTACAATTCTAAATTTAAAACTCACCTCGTCTCTGACAAACCCTAGCCTTCTAGCGATAAATCTAAGATTGTAATCAAACTTTCTGGAAACCTGAACAACAACCTCTTGACCATAAGTTACCCCATCATAAGAGAGTGAAACAAAGCAATCCACACTATCCGCTGAGAATCCAGGCAAAGAGTCGACTTCAAGCATATTAAGGCTAACTTGTTCTAATGGAACGATAGGAGTATATAAAATCTCCTCGATTTTCTCCCCGTACTGCAAATTTGTTGTGTTATCCAGCTCTCCAAGTCTTGAGTCGAGCGAATCACCGTAAATCCATTTAGAATTTCTGGGATCAAACACGCCGTTTCTGGCTCTCCACGGAGAATCGCCTGCAATATCAGTCTTTAAGATAGTCCATGCGTACTTAATACCAAACTTTAAAGCTATAGCGTGATTATATAATAAGACGTGTCTTGATAGTCTCACTATAATAAACTTGTCTCTGTCTTGGACTCTTGCTTCTAAGACAGCAGTCGCTAATTCTGATTCATTGTATTCAGCGATAATTTTATCAATTTCCCGGGTAGCGATTGTGTTTTGATTGCCACCTGCCAGTATATGAACAGATGGTGATTCTTCTTTTCGGTTTCCAAGAATGAATATCTGTCCGTCCATTTCGGTTTTTGCATGAGTGCCGACAATTCCACATTTAACGCTTTTGCCCTCAATTCGTCTGAACCTAAATTGTCCAGCTTGAGTGATGTCTCCGCGATCAACAAACCACTCAGTAGAGAATCGATTAAATACTACCATTTGATTTTGCTTGTTTTTTAAGACCCCTAATGTCCTATCAGGTGAAAACTCAGAAGTGGCAAAGGCTTGTGGGTCAATAGCCGTTTCGCTCGCCGCCGTAGTATGATAAAGCGTTTCGCCATCTGTGAAGAAGTAAACGCCATTAATCCAGTCGGCATCGATGGGCGCACCTAAATCTGGATCTAGAACTTCGGTCAATGTGGTCCCATCATATAGCCAGAACCTACCGTTAGAGACTATTCCTTGAGTTTGAAAAGAATAAGGGAGGGAAGTCTGACCGCTACCAGGAATAACACCTATAACACTCGTCAAACCGTCCGTATCGACCTCGATTAGAGAGTCGCCCGATATTCTTAAATGGTTTCTTTGCCTTGCGTTATAAATACCGCCGCGATCAATACCCTCAGCGGTGCCGTATTCGGTTAGGCCAGAATGGGATAAAGTGTATCCTTGATCGCCTTTTATATCTCTAGCGACCATGATTCTATTAACTAATAGATTATCACGATAGTCTACATTGTCCGCAGATCTATCTCCCAAAGAAATTGGTACTTCTAACTTATTGCCCATAGTAGCACTCTATCAAAAACAATAAGCCATATTATCATTTAATAGCCTTTCTTCATAGGTCGTGACTTTTTGCCTTTGCCTTTTCTGCGGCCTTTGCTTTCAGTCGAATAACTCATTTTAATCTCCTTTAGATTGCGACTATTGTCGCCTTTACTTGCGAGCTGCTACCTTCAGTTTTAAGGGTGCATACTCTGACTTTTTGGGCAATAACATCAGTGAATATAGGGAATTCACCCCGGGTTATGCCCGGTAATTTAAACCAATCCACATCATCTGGACTCGCCTCTATGCAAAATTCATGATTGTTATGGTCTCCGGCTTGACCAAGAATAAAAAGCCCCACCCTTGTTTCTGTGGTTAGGGTAAGCTCTATTGCTTGGCCTCCGCTTACGTTCGCATCGACAACACCTGAAGAAATAATCATATCTAGCCCTCGGTTATATGGAGATCAAAAGAACCTGAATCAGCGATAGCAGATATCTCCCCAGTATAAACATTATCCCCAAATGTATAGTAGCAAGGTTTGAATAGATTATCGTTACCCAGCGTATGTCTTTGAAGAATTTCGCCATGTTTAATATTATCGATAGATGCCGCATATTCTCTAATCATACAAGCAATATCCGATGTTCCAAAAGGCAGGCTTATCCTTACCCATAATCTATTTGGGTTTGGATCTAGTAATTTAGTGGCCGTTACACTATTAATAGTCACCGTTGTCACTACTGAAGTGTCATTGACGTTTTGATTGCGACCTATAGAGTTTGCCATTACAGATTATCCACTATTAAAAGCTCTAAGACCAAGCTTACAGTTATCGGCCCAGGGTTGGTTGATGTACCTTGAAAAATTAAATCTGACTTTTCAGGGAACGGCACCAGCGCCTTGACTTCGATATCAAAGGCATTTTGATAGAATGCAAACTGACCTGTTGTTAAGAACGTATTCGTACCAAACACCAACAATCTACCTCTTACATCGCCGTCTTGGTTTTTCTCATAAAAAGGTGTCGATTGTAGGGCGAATGCCGTTTTATTCGCGGGAACGGTAAAATGGCCATCCTGGGACACTGAAAACCCCGGCTTTATGTATTGGCGAGGATTTCCCCCACCGCTAACCCGAATGACTATTTCACCTTCATTTTCTCTAGAAGATCCAGAGCTTATTACCTGCGCCCCATTCGGCCTAAAGTGGTCACCACCCAATAAAACAACGGGCGTTAATCCATTAAGCGTGACAACTTCGGTTTGCTCTATATATTGATCATCTAAATAACTAACTGAAACCTGCCTAGCGCCACTTCCACCAGATGAATCATTAGCGTTATCACTAACGATTTCCCACGTTTCTGCGGCTGTCGGCCATACGATATTGGTAGCGCCGCCGCCCCATAAATCAAAAAAACTACCAGCAACCAAGCCGTCATTTGTCATGACTATCCCTTTAAGGGATTCGCCTGCCACATTACCCTTGGCGACCTCGACAAAATAATCTCTTGGTCTAGCGCCTGATGATGGCGGGATAAATCCACTCATGCTTCTTCGACCTGTAGTGTTGTTCCGGTATTAGAAAACGCCCATGCCCCAACGTTTTGAGGGATGTTAGTCAAATATTCTTTAGGGGTTATCTCGTTGAATCCGTATTCACCAACGGGTTGGAGTGATGACTCAACTAAAAAAGCTTTAGCGCTTCCTATATTTTGAACCATCAATTGAACACCAATCGTTATGCCTGTTTCAGCGTAAAGGTCGACCCATGTATTTTCCGGTATAGGGACCGGCAACCTAGAGGTAGCCATTTAATTGCCATCTAATGTATTGTTGTTCTCGACATTAAAGTTAACAATTCTAACATCCCTATTTTCTGGGGTAGATACATCAGTAACAATCGAAATAGTAATTTCCTGAACGCCGGCTTTAGCTGATTTAACAGTAAAATCAATACTCCTTGAATCAGAGCCAATACTCGACGCAGTAACTTCTAAACCGTTGCTTGGATCAGCTTCAAATGAAGTGATAGTTTCCCCAGTTGGTAAAGTAGTATCCCACGTTTCGGTGTAATCTCTGATCGTATTAAGCGGTTGATTATTAGTTTCACAAGAAATAACCACGTTAGGATCTTCAGGAAAGTATCGTCTCCACCGATTCCACCTAAACGTATTACCTTGGCCCATTGCCTGCCGTCTTGGGTATTTAGTCTCATTAACGACTGCGGTCGAATTCGTCGCCCATGATAAGCTCTGAGTGGCTTGTTGGAATAATGAAGGGGTTTCATTGGCTGTCTTACCAAAGCTTGCTAATAACCTAACAGCAAGGTTAGTCGCTATCATGTTATTATAAGGTCTTTGGACATTAGCGTTAGTGGATGGATCTGGAGTCTCTTCGAAATTATAATTCAAACAGATGTTTCTATCTTCTAGCTCCGCCATCATATCTTCAAGCGAATCCAGGGCAATAGCGTTTTCTTCAGGGGTAGCGTTGACCGTTATGCCTGAGATTCTAAGCTCGGTATAAGCTTTATTAATATGTTCGCCTTTAGTCTTCAGAGCCATTTTCTATCTCAGCTAATGATGCTTCGATTTTAGGAATAAGATTGTCAATCTTCATATTGTGATAGTTGCGAATACCTAACTCTTTAGCCTTCTGCCTGAAATAAGCTTCTTTATCATCGTCAAGCTCTTCCGCTGCTTCGATCATATCCTCCTGCTTTTCCTTAATCTCTTCGTATTCTTCGATGATTTCAGGTAAAGGTTTATCAGGGTTTTGAAGTGAGTAACCAAGTGCTAAGTGATTATCGATGAATTCCGGTTCAATGCGAACACATCCACCGTCTTTATACATTACAACTGCCATAAATATTCCTCCGGGTTTTGGGGAATTTTAGCATAAAAAAAGCCCCGCCGAAACGGGGCAACACACTGGAGGTTAGAAAGAAACCGCCACGCCAACCCGTCTTGGGTCGCGAATTGTAATGCCATACCAAACAAATAGACGATATCTAAAGTCCATTGTGGCAATATCACCATCATAGACCATATACATCTTTTGCCCGTTGGCCATTGTTTCTGAGATGACTTTTTTACCGTCAAACTCTTTAAACAAGTTAGCAGGGATGTTACCACCCAACACTTCGACTGCGTCCTTATCCCAGAACAAGTTAGCTTTCGCTGACGCATCGGTATTAATGCGATTCATTGTTGCTGTGTTAAGGATCTGAGTATCGATATTGGCATAAGCCTGTTCAAGAGCGCTTAAACCTGGATCATCTGCTGCAATCGGCTTAGGTGAAACAATAACACTTGTACCATTAGGGATTGCCTTAATAGTGAAGGTCATCGCCTGGCCGGTGTCAGTCTTGTCATCTAAACCTAACGCTTTAACCGTGGTTCCGCCGTTTGCGAAGGTTACCTTATCCCCTACAGCGTAACTAGCTGAAGCCGCTACAGGGATGGTTGCGTTACGATAATCGACGTTAGTACAAACACCATTAGCATCAACCGTACCGCCTTCAGGGGCGAAAGATTGATCACCTGTTACGGTGGTTGCTGGATCTGCACCACCCGCCAGATTAGGCAGGAATGAACCAGTAAATACATCAAACTCAGCTACCATCGAACCAATCTGACCTGTTTTCCATGTATCTTCTGGACGGCCTTTAATGGTTTCGCGGCTTGCTAAATCTTTAGAGTATTTAAGGTTATCGCGATCATTTAACAAGAAGCACCGCTGTGTATGCTCGCCCTGTCGCTCATTCATAATCGTTTGACCTTCGGCGATGAAATCAAAGCCTGAGGTTGCATTAGAACGATAGAACAAAGACCCTTGATTAAGCATCGCGTTAGTGATTGCCTGATTTAACTCAGATACCTGACGGCGACCGGCTTGTTGGCCTCGACGCTTCCAGAATTGAGTATCACGTAAATCATCGGCGCGTTGTTTAACAAAATCATTCTTTGGCTCACCCAATACCGCTGGGTAAGTTTCTTCAATGATATCGGTTTCTTGGCCTGTTAAATCCCAACCAGTAATGATTGGTGCGTGTTGTTGGACTGGACGCCAAACAAAGTTGCCCGCGTTCTGCATCGATGCGCCGTCAGGCTCAAAGAAGTCAGTTAACGGAATAAGCATGTCCTGCGTTTCATAAGTTTCTAAGGCATTTTCAAATAACACCTCAACGATTTTACCCGTACTTGCCATTGGTTAGTACCTCTTACCATTTCGAGGTATCAACTCCAGCTTTTTTAGCTTTTCTCTTAATGCTAATTCGCTCTGCTACATCTTCAGACTTCTTATAAGCCTTGTGGTAGTCCGAACCTTTCCTTATGGTG